TCCAGCGGCCCCATCGGGGTGCTGGATCTGGTCCAGGATTGTACGGACAAGATCAGCCAATTCGCTACCTGCCCGAACGGCCAGAATCCCGGCACCGGTGTAGGCGGGGGAGTGGGTCGGCCCGTACTCGGCCAGGCCCAGTTCGGTCCGGACGATCTTGGGAAGTCGGCCAGCCCGATCGATGGTTCTGGAGTTGAAGATCCTTCCCCGGAACGACTGACCGGTGATGTCCCCGTTGTCGATCGCGGCTAGTACCGCATCCGCCAATTCGGAGTCGTTGTATCGAGTAACCGTGACAAGCCCTTGGCCATCCACGTACGGCTTTTCGATCGGTGAACCAAGAGGGACGGCCCCCAACATGTTGGGCTTGCCGGACAGGTCATAGCCGTGGTTGTAGAAGCACTTGACCTTCCCCGGACGGTACTCACTCAGAGTCTTGTTGAAACTGGCTCGATCCAACTCCTCGATGTAATGGCCATGCTGGTCCGAGATCTCGGCCTCCTGACCGAACACCGCAGCGTAAGCCTTGACGGTTCGGCCATCTGGAGTATTTGCCCGCTCGATCTCCACGTCCCACGTGCGGTCATAGGTCTGGATCATCAGTACCCCGCCTTCTGGTACTTGTTGGTGGGCCGGGCCGGGGCCATCGTCTTCTTGGGTGCCGCCTTCTTGGCGGGCCGGTGGGTCCGATGGGTGCGGTGGGGGGCCGAGGGCCGAGCCGCGCCAGGGGTTGGGCGCTTGACCTTCAGGCCCTTGGTCTGGCGCAGCTTCAGCAGGAGGGCTGGGGTGGCCACGCCGGTGGGCTTCATGCCAAGTGCCCGCTGGGCCTTCTTGATCGCAGCGGTGGTGCGGGGGCCAAGCTTGCCGTCCAGCTTCAACGGGTGCCCCTGGGCGTCCGTCAGGCCCAACCGGTTCAGTTCGGACTGGAGCGCGTGGACGCGATTGTCCCCACCCTTGTGCCCGTATCCCGCACCGGTGCGCCCGTTGTAGGACAGGCCAGCCGATCCCGAGGTGTCCCGCTGGGTGGCCGTGCCCTTCTTGGCGAACTTGCCGCCCTGGCGAGGGTGAAGGGCCTCGTTCCAGGTGGCCCGCTCCAGCTCCACATCGGACACTGAATCAGTGTTTTCCCTGGTCAGGGGCGGCCGGCTAAGGTTGATGGTCATGCTGGCACTCCCGTGGGGTCATCGGTCAGCGGGGCATTGGGGTCTTCACCCACCGGCAAACCGGTGGCCGGATCGATCTCCCCGAGAGCCGGGGCCTGATCCTCCATCACCTGAAGCTCGGCCAGGTCTCCCGTGGTGACAGCCTCCACGATCGACTCCAGCTCAAACGCGTTCCCGGCAGCCAGGGTGGAGATGGCAGTGGCTTGCGTGCCCACCACACTGGCCTCGTCCGCCGGGGTCGGTCCCTTGTCCTGCGCACCAGGCGGCTGGAGCTGGACGGACATCAAACCGGAGTGCTGGAGCTGCGAGAGGTCCTGGGCCAGGACAGCGGTCAGGCTGGATTCCGGAGTCCACCCGGCGGCCAGAGCCGCGTTGATCGTGGCCATGGTGGTGGACTGGACCTCGGCAATGTCCTTAATGTCCTCCCGCAGGAACGGCACGTCCCGCGTGTCGTACCAAAGCTCGGCACCGGACGGCTCCTGGATGAGAGGAGCCACCGCACCCACGAAGGACTTCCATTGGGGATGACCGAAGGAGTCACCGAACGCGCGGCGGGCCTGTCCGTAGTTGGAGTACGTGGCGGACGCAAGCCCCTCGGACAGGCCCACGATGATGGGCGGCACACGGCCAGCGGCACAGACGCGCGTCTCGCCGTGGCCCTGGGTGCCGCTGAACTCCAGTTGTTGCATGTTCGCCCCGATGACCGAGACGTTGGCTCCGCCGCCCAAGTAGAGGTTCTTGTACGCGTTCTCCACCCCAACGGATGCGTCGTTCATCTCCTTGACGAACTGGCGGAACTGTTCGAGGGTCACCGTCTCGGCCAGGGAGACGGCCAAGTTCGGGGTGGCCGCGTTCTCGAAAAACTTCAGCTTGTGGCGGGTGGCCATCTTGTCCGCCTTGATCTCCTCAAGGACGGGGGTCAGCCAGGACATGCCCCGATAGCAGGCCATCGGATCGGGGATCGGAGCCCAGTGCACGCACTCCGCCAGGGAGTCACCGTCATACCTGGGGGCCAGATAGAGCCGGGACCTTCCCCCGGAATAGGGGCCGCCCACGGTGTACTTGTAGCCGATCACGTTGGCCTCCACGGCCACGTCCGGCGGGGCGTCCAGGATGAATTCCATCCAGTCCGGACGGCGTCGCAGTAGTCGCGTGCCATCGTCTGAACGGGCAAGAAAGAAGGTGCCGGCGGTGGTTACGTCCTGCTCAGCGCGGGTGAGAAGCGCTTGGGTGGTACCCCCTGGCCAGGGCCGCTCGAAGATGCGGAGGTCCTGATTGCCGAACAGATCGTTGCCACCGCCGACGGTTCCGAGTCGGCGGAACTTCAGCGTCACGTCCGAGAACAGCAGCATTCGGGCCATGCTCACGGCGAACACCACGCCGTTGGCAGCATAGGCACCCTGGACGTACCCGAGGAAGGTGTCCAGGATCGGCTCTGACTTCTGATTCGGGAAGGTGGAGATGTAACCGGGCGTCCCGCCGTAGAGCATCCCCTGGAACTTCACGAGGTAGTCAACGTAGGCCTGGAACGTCCCGTCATTGCGCTCGATATCGCGCGGACGCCACCGGACCAGATCACCCAGGAAGCTCACGCGTACACCGCCCAGGGGGCAACGGGGGCCGCTGGTTCCAGGCCCTTGGCCAGACCCCAGAGGGCGTGAGTGATGGAGACCAGCGGGGTGATGTCCACGGTTGCCGTCCTGCGGTCCCAAGCGTGGCCGTCCCCGACGGGACGCTTGCCAGCTCCACCCAGTGCCATGGTGATCTCCGATTGCCCGAGGTGGACCACATTGCGATCTTCCGGAGTCTCCCCGGTGGCCGCATCATAGATCATCCCAAAGGCTGAGGCTACGTCCCTACTGGTCATCGTCTGGATGATGAGGCCCGCTTCCTCCAGGTCCGGGATCACCGATCCGGCCGGGGAGCCGGGGTCCACCACTGTGACCACCCGACCGTTGACAGCCTCGAATTGGCGGATCATGTCCACGATCCACGCCGTCCCCGGCCCGCTGACGATCAACTCCACATGGCGCTTGCCGTCAACGCGCCGCTGGGCCAGGGAGACGGAAGCGCGGACCGCGCCGGTGGAGCGTGGGGAGACATCGATAGCCAGGACGGGGCGGCCGATCAACTGGGTAGGGGGAAGTTGTCCGGACAGAGCCCGGACAACATCAATGACACGCCCTTCCGGAGTGGGCAGAAGGGGCCATTCGTCAGAGCCGGAGCGCGCGTCCTCCAGGCGGTCCCACTGGGCCTTGGAGATGACGGTGAAGCCCTCGGATAGGTCCGGCGGCCAGATCCCGAGACGTTCCCGAGCGAACCCCACGGGGTCCATGGCCACCCGCTCCCGCTCGATCGCCTCGGCTGTCACTCGGTGCGGATGGGCGGGGTTGGTCCTGGCCCACACCTGGCGATCGTCCAGCACGCATCCCACGTTGCGACCGGGGTGGTGGTTGCATCCCGGCTGGCAGGGTCCGAGATCGTCCAGGGTGGCCGAATGGCCGTAGTCGATGTACGTGACGCCCTCGGCCCCGGCCAGGGCGGCCCGCCGCTGGGCGTAAAGGATCTCCCCGGTACCGGACTCCAGTGGGGGTGAACTGAAGATCCACAGTTGGGGGTTGGGCCTGGCGGACATGGCGGGCAAGGTGGCAGAAGCTTGACTCTCGGTGACCGCATAGGCCTCGTTCCAGATCAACTTATCGAAGCTGAAACCCCGGCCGGCACCCTTTGACCTGGCCAACCATCGCGCGCGGCGGCCATCCAGAAGCTCCACACCTTCCTCACCGTTCGTATTCACCACCTTCTTGACCTGGCGGCGGAGTTCGTCGGTGTTGGTGATCAGAGCGATCACCCGGCGGAAGCTCTCCATGGCGGTCTTGTACTCGTGGGCCGAGACGCCCACCAGGGACTCGCCGGTGATGAACAGCCAGCCGAGTATCAGGGCCTCGATCTCGGCATCCTTGCCGTTCTGCCGAGGGACCATGACGGTGTTGGAGAACGAGGCCCACTTGCCGTTGTCCCACTCACCCAGTCCCCAGGTCAGGTCTCGAACCTGCCACTCGTCCAGCAGGAGGCCAGCCGTGGCCGCAAGCTCGGCGAAGTCTGGGCCGCTGGAGTAGGGAGCGCGCGGGTAATGCGCGATGGTCGGCAGAAAGATCCCGGACATGGATCACCCCCGGGGCCAGAGTAAGGCACCGGGGGTGATGAGTGGATCAGAAGATTCCGTGATCCACTGAGAAGGAGGCGATGGCGTTCTTATTGCGCTCCAGCCAGCCGAGAACCTCTCCCATGCCCTCCTTCAGGGTCCAGCCGGTGTTGCCGTCAGTGCTGATGTAGTTGATCCGGTAGGTGTAGTGAGCGGACATTGGGTGCCTCCTCGGGCCTCGGTGATACATTCACTATAGCAGAGGTATTCACCGAAACGGAAGAGATCAGGTCAGCTCACGCGCTCGATTGAGATAAGCGGCGTGGTTGCCAATGTATTCCGTGAAGGCTGGCGGGATCGCCTCGCACAGATCGAACAGGTCCGTCATCCAGTCGATGTCCATGGCGTGAGCCACCTCGGCTAGGGTTCCCTTGCCGCCGCCGCGCCCGTAGGCGGCCACGTACGGCCCATCGAAGTACTGGCTGTGACGCCAGCCCCGAACGCGTCCGGCGTGCCCAGCGGGAGCCGGGAAGCCAGCCATGGATGGACCACGAACCGAACCTTCCGGGTGCTCCGGTTGCGGAATCGTCAACCCGGAGATCTCGAACGAACGGTGTTTCTGGACCCACGGCGGGGGCATGCTGCCCCGGAACATGTCCATGCACAAGGTCAGGTCTCGGCGGATCACGTCCGCGCGGCTGGAGGTGGGTTGCTCGATCACATACGGGAAGCCCAACTCATCCAACGCGGCCCTGGTGTCCGGGACCAGTTGCTCGTGATCGTCCTTCAGGCCACGCGCGCGGTTGCTGGCGGTGGCGGTGTTGCCGTCCTGGCAGGGCGGTGAGGCGTGGATCAGGGTGGGCTTGACCCATCCGAAACGCTCGGACCGGATCAGGCCACCGCTGTTCAGCATCCGGATCAGGAAGTCGATCACGTCCGCCTGGATGAACTCGTCCCCGGCGTATCCGGGCTGAGGATCACGATCCACGCCGATCACATAGAGGCCCGCGCGCTGGTATCCGCGCGCGGCCCCACCCTTCCGGCAGTAGAGGTCAAGAACGATCTTCACTGGGCCAGCACCCACTTGGCGTGCTTGACCGCGTGCGCCACCGGGACCAGCTTCACGCCCAGGTCTCCAACATCCTTGCGCTGGACGTACCCCATGCGCTCCTGACGGGCCAGGATCAGGTTGTAGAGGCTGAGGCCCTTCAACCGCTCGGTCTCCTTCTTGACCTTGGCCGAGGGCCGGTTGGTCAGGGAGAGGATGACGATTGCTTCGTTGATCTCGGTCTGTGTCATGCGTCTACTATAGCAGACGTAGAACCCTATGCGCCAGACCGCTGGGCCAATCTTTCCTCCCGCCGCTTGCGCAATTCGTCAGAAGTGCTGGTCACGGGGGCTGCTGGCGGATCTTGAACGGCTTGGAGCTTGGTCAATTCGGACACCACGGCCCGAAAAGCCAGAGCTTGCTGGCGCGCCTCCACCAGTGGAGCGTTGATGACCACTTCCGGGGAGCCCTTCCAGCGTTCGGCCAGCTCAAACCAGGTGTCATGGTCACCCGAGATCCACAGATCCAGGGAATCCAGGCGGGCCTTGATCCGGACGGCCTCCTCGGCCAGGGCGCGGGCCGGGCCGGACAGGCTCTCCACCTTCAACTCGGCCGCCAAGCGGTCTGATCCGGTGGTCATCGGCACCCCTGGGCGCACGATCCGGGCGGAGTCCATCCCAGGGCCTCCAGGATCTCCTCCAGTTCGGGGGAAACCACCGCCTGGATCTGGTTCCCTCGCACGCGTACGGCAACTGGAGTCAGCTCCAGGGACGCCTTGGTGAACTCTCCGGCGGTGGCCGTGACCGTAACGCTCCGGACGTACTTGCTGATGTCCTTGCCGTCCAGTTCGATCTTGCCGTTGTGGCCGATCGGCCCCAAATCAACGGTGATCCTGCTGTTAGTCACGCTCTGTCACCATTTCCGCCGATTGATGCCTAGTTGATCTTTCAAAGCTGTTGATCTTGGGGGGGAATTGCCGCGATAGGTGCGTGGGGTCGCGCTTGCCCTGGTCACCGCGATTCGGACATACCCCCCCACCTCGGTCACTATCTATGTGACAGAGCGTGACAACCAATCACGAGATCGGACACTAGGGATCACCAGGGCAGTGGGTCCACTCTTTCCTTTGCGTCCATTGCATGACCTACACAGGACACCTAGTTCACCACGTGGGTCACCACCTAGGGCCACTGCCACCACGTGATCGGCAGTGAGGTCCTGTGCTGGATGAGCAGGAACAAGGTAGCCAGGGCACCAGTCCCCATGTACCTCCCTCCACCCATCCACTACCGCCTTCCTGCGGGCACGTTCAGCAGAGGAACCACGCCCATGAAGATCGCCCCGTGGGGGTGTTTGCGCTGGCCGGCGGGGGTGTGCAACCATCATCGGCCGCCCTTTGCGCGCCGGTGAGCCGCCGCCTTCTTGGCCATCACCTTGCGCTGAAGATGGGTGTGTCCCGCGTTGGCGATCTGGGCCGCGTTGGTCTTGCTGAGGCCCTTGCGCCGAAGCGCGCGGTAGACGTTCTGACGGGACTTGTAGACGAACCCATACTTGCCACCACGACTGGAGACCATGGTCATCACCTCTGGCCCAGTACACCATGGAGGCCCGCTCCAACGGGGGGCAGAGCGGGCCTCTGATGGGACGTTACTCCGGATCGTCCAGCCAGGTGGCCGGTGGCTCGATACCGGCGGCCCGAAGGATCTGGGCCGGGGTGGGCGGCATGGGTTGATCGGCCGGTGGTCCGGCCCAGACACTCACCACGGGCAAGGGCATCAACTCGATCTCCTCGCCCTCGTGGATCAGGCGGGCCACCACCATGGAGGGCATCACCACTCGGATGGGCATGGTGTACACCACCGGCTCCCACCAGGTGACCCTGGGCTCCTTGTTCCACCAGCACCGACGGCACGGCTCCACCGGTCCGTCAATGAACTGCCGAGGCTGGCCCAGGGCGGTGACCTCGATCATCTCCGTCTGGAGCCACTGACCGCACCACGAGCACTCCCAGTGCCTCACGCCAGGGCCTCCTTGAACGCGCCAAGCGTCTCGTGGCGTTCCCACCGTGCGCCGATGACCCAGAGGCTTGTCCACTGGTCACCGGTGCGTACGGCCACCGCTCGGACCCCGTCACGCACCATTCGGACGGCCCACAGGACCTTGGGGCCTAGGGGCTTGCCGGTGGTGGCATGCGGTACCCAGCCTTCCGAGTAGGTGATGTCACACGTCCATCCCGCGTTCACGCCATAGGCGGCCAGATCGTCCACCGGGCCAGGATGCTGGATGGCGTTCTCCTGGCCGTCTTTGCTGGTCACGAGGGGTACGGGGAAGCTTTCAAGATCCGCCGGCGGCTGGGCCATCTCCCAATCCACCCGGGTTGGGAAGCACACCAGATCGTCATCGGTCATCAGTAGGCCCCCACGCATGCGTAGCAAACCCATCCACCGAACCACCAGCGGCGCGTGGGAAGGTGACAGGTGATGCACCGCCTATCCATCGGTCAGCATCCCCAAGAGATCAGCATCCTGGATCTCCTTGGAGAAGATCTTGTTCTCCTCCATCAGGTTCAGGACTGACTGGGCTGGGGCCAAGGTGAGGACCTGGGCACCACGATGGAACGCTTCCGGGGTCTTCAGCCAACCCAGAACCCTGTTACAGGTGCGGTCACCACCAGTGCATACCAGCGCACGAACGGCGGAACGTGTGAACCCAACGGCGTGATTGTGATCAACACCAAGGCGGCGGCCACCACGGCCCCGAGGGTCATCAGGATGTACGCCCTTAGCCGTTCGGCAGATGAAGCACCGACCACGCTGGGCAAGGTAAAGGGCACGATACTCCTCCGGAGTCAGACCGTACGTGCTGAACACGTGCCGGTAGAAAGTCCGCCACCCGGCGGCCACGGATTTCTCCATGCCATCGGGTGGCGTCCAGGTGAAGCTGTTGGTCTGTTCGGTCATCGTGCCTTACTCCCAGTCGGTAATCGGGCAGTCCCAATCGTTGCTGCGCATGCTCTACCTCCCCACCTCAACCTCGGTGCGTACCGTCTCCGCCGGGATCCGGATGTGGGTGCGCTTCCTGCGGGACGGGTACTCCCGGCCGAACTTGTGAACGGTCACGTCCGAGTAGGAGACGCGGGTGTCCAGGATGCCGTCCGCCGCCATGCGGTGGATGTGGCTCATGATGGAGACGGCCTTGACCCCCGTCTTGTCACCGGCCCACTCGGCCAGCTCTCGGGCGTCCTGGTACGTCTCGTGGTCCAGTCGGTCCCAGATCATTTGCCATGCCTGGCCGACCTTCCCACCCTTGGCACCGATCTTGTAGCTGTGTCCGGTGGGTGCCGCACCGTTCGGCATGGTCTTGGTCATAGGTCAAGTATTCCTGATCTATCCGAGGCTGGCAACGTCAACACATGCCTGGCAGTCAACAAGGGCCAGGTGGTCACGCTCCAACAGCCGGTATCGCTTGATCGAGTTGGTGGGCCGCGCGCACATCGGAGCCAGCCGGTTGAAGCGGGATCGAAGGTGCGTGAGGCTCGGAACGATGAAGGTCCGCACCAGGGCGGGGATGCCGTCCGGGTGATCGGTGGCCACGAACACCAGACCGAGCCGGATCGCCTCGTTGACCACCTTGCTGAGTGATCGCCGCTGGTATCGCCCGTCCATCCCCTTCAGGGGTGATCCGGCTGGAGCGAGCCAGTGATCGGTTCGCTTGCCCATGACGATCTCGGCCCCCTGATCGAGGGCCAG